AATTGGTTTAAATGGTTAATCAGGCGGTTGTTGATTAAGAATACAACCCAAAACGAAATACTAGAGATTGAGATAAGAGAACATCAGGCATCTGAGAAAGTAAGCACAATGAAAGAAGCTTATAACTACTATCGAAACCGCACGGATATTCGAAACAAGAAAGTAGATGTTGATTGGCGGACGAACTCAAGGATTGAGTTAGGGTTGTTTAAGAAGTTGGTAGACCAGAAGGTTGGTTATTTGTTTTCTAAGCAACCGACAATCTCGCTTGAGGGAGAAAAATCACAAGACTTTTTAGATAGCGTGTTTGATGAGGACCTCTTATCTACAATTAAGTCGCTCGGTAAGGAAGCGGTGATGAAGGGAATAGCTTATGGCTTGCCTTATTACGACGAGAATGGCCGTCTACGCCTGTTTAAAATCCCAAGCGAACAGATTATCCCTTTTTGGAAAGACGAGCGTCATTTGGAATTATCTGCCTTCGTGCGTGTCTATAATCAAGCAGTCTACGAAAGCGGAGTGAAGAAGACCAAAACCTTTGTAGAATACTACGACGAACAAGGAATTACAGATTATATCTGGACAGGTTCACACCTGGAACTAAATCCACTATCCAAGGAGACTAAGGGGAATTTTTATTACGTCAACGCTGACGGCACACGAATCCCTTATACTTGGGAGAAAGTGCCTCTGATTCCATTCCGTTACAACGAGTATGAGGACGGTCTTTTAGTCCAAACCAAGTCTTTGATTGATAATATTCAACTTCAAATGTCTACTAATGCTGATATGTTGGCAGATATGCCGAAGTTGATTTATGTTTTGAAAAACTATCAGGGCGCAGACCTGGGCGAGTTCATGAATAATCTGAATAAGTTCCGCTCTATCAAAGTCTCTAGCGATGGTGGTGTAGATACCTTGCAAGCAGACAATGATACTAGTGGAGTTGAAGTGGATATCGAACGCTCTCGTAAGTTCTTATATGAGGCTGCACGAGCCATTGATACCCAAGATGATAATCTAGGTAATGCCAGTGGTCAGGCTCTTAAATGGCGTTATACAGACCTAGATTTGGATTGTAATGAGCTGGAAAATGAGTTCCAAAAAGGTATCAAGCAATTCCTTTGGTTTGTAGAACAGTATGCAGCTAACAAAGGAGTAGCGTTTGATTCATCTAAATTTACCTATGTATTCAATCGTGACATCATTTCAAACGAGTCTGAAGCTATTCAAGATTGTGTGAACTCAATCGGTATCTTAGACGACCTAAGTATTCGTGAACAACATCCATGGTATCAACCAGAGGTTGAGAAACGCTTGAAAGAACAACAGGAACAAGGACAAGATCCATACTCTCAAACCAATTTCAAAAAGGTAGAGGATGACCATGACGAGCGAGAACAAGAAAAAGATAGATGAGTATTGGACTGAGCGTGCTTTACAACAGGAACACAATGCTCAGATAGTTGCTGATAGATATATGGCACAGATTGGTCAATCCTTAGCAGATTACAAACACCAGCTGGTTTTTGAGATTGAGAAGTTCTATGCCAGGTATGCAGTTGATAATAAAATGACTCATGCAGAGGCCAAGCAATATCTGACGGATAAAGAGCGTAGAGAGTTTAAGCATGTAACCCTTGAAAGGTTCCGTGAGATGGCCTTAAATCCTGACACACCGACACCACTGTTGGACGCTTTGGGAAATCGCCATCGTATCAGTCGTAAGGAGGCTTTGCTTGCCGAAATTGAGCGTCTGACGGCTGAACTATACGGAAAGCCAGACGGCATACATGACAAGGTCACAGAGGCTCTGAGCGACGTCTACATCAAAGGTAAAATCCATCAAGCTAAGAACTTGGCACATTTTGGAATCATAGAGAAACCAATATTAGGTGTCGATGCAGTTAAGCATAAGATGGCTAGTAACTGGAGTGGTAAGACATTCTCAACAAATGTGTGGGGACACGATGCAGCTGTTTATAAATCTATCAGTGATACAATCAACAAAGGCCTAACAGGTGGCTGGTCTATTGATAGAATGGCTAGGGCTCTTTCTGAGCGTACAGGAGTCGCCTATCATCGAGCAGACACGCTTGTTAGGACTGAGACGACCTTTTACAATAATCTTGCGACGCTAGATACTATTAAGGAATTAGGTGGCGACCACTACGAAATCGTAGCGGTATTAGACAGTCGTACAAGTGAGATTTGCAGGTTAGAAAATCACGAGGTTCATTCTGTTAAGGAATATGAACCAGGTCGAACCGCACCGCCTTTTCATGTTCGTTGTCGTTCTACTATCAGGCCTGCAGTCAAGTCCGATAAACCTAGTCCTTACTTTGATATCTTGCAAAACGAAGGCTCAGTAAAACTAGCCACTGAGCAACGTTCCCTGGACGAAATCTTTGCAGGATGGGAGCGTGAAGGGGAAGCTGTTCTTAGAGGTATTAAGGAATCAAAACCAGAAGTGGCTGACAAGGTTTTTGTAGCTGATAAACCAAATGAAATAGACGACTTCTTTAAGAAACAAAAGTCTTATCAAAAGTGGTATAATGAGCTTACAGATGACGAAAGAAGTGTTATTTATTCTTACACAACAGAAAACTATCATAATTTCAATAATATAAAACGTTATGGACTTGATGAAGCTTTAAAAATACGTGAAAAGTTCTGGTTTGAAAACGATGGAGATGTAGCTGATTTACCTTTTGCTTTAGATATTGTAAAGGATACAGAATCTAATATCCCAATCTTAGAAAAAGCTATTTCAAAATTTGCTCCCGAAAAAAGTTTCAAGGCGTATCGTGGAAGTGGGTCTATCTCTGCACTCGGGCAAGATTTAGGATATCTAGATTTTGAAGTTGGTCAATCTATTAAATTAGATAAAACTTTCACTTCATTTAGTTTAGATAAGAACTATGCAAAAGAATTTGCGATAGATGGCGAAGGTGCAGATATTCTGTTTGAAGTCACTGTTAGAAAAGGTCAAAAAACAGGAGCATATATAGCTGAGTTAGCGGACTTTAATCCTGAAAAAGAATATTTAATGAAACCAAATTTGAAATATAATATCATTTCAAAAACGGAAGATGAAAACGGGATGATTATTTATGGTTTGGAGGTGTTAGAAGATGGGTCTTGATAAAAATTTTATAGATAAGGTTTTTTCTAACGGAAAAGATAGAGTTAACAGAGCGATTTATGTCAAACCTGAAGAACTTATTGAAATATCTGATGAAGATTTGAGTTATTTTGGCGAAGGTATCTTTTATTGCCTTCCTCGTAACCAGTACGTAATGGATCATAAAGATGAAATTAGAAAAAAATATAACTTATCTAAAGAAATGCCAAAAATAAATGGTATATATTTACCTGCATTCTTAAAAATGAGGGCATGGACAAGAATTTGGAAAACAAAGCCAAGTTTAAAGGAAATAATCGAAATAACAAAAAAAGAAAGCACCTAGAGAAATCTAAGTGCTTTTATTATGCTTTGAAAGGAAGTAGGAAATGAAATTCAGAAAGAAGCCTGTAGTAATTGAGGCAGTTCAACTTAATGAACGTTGTTTGATTGAAGAAGATTGGTTTTGGGACGCAGTAACAAGGAATGAGATTATCATTCACGATAGTGGCAAGTGGGCTAAGAATCCCGCATGGTGTGAGATCAAAACACTTGAGGGGGTTATGATCGCAAAAACAGGAGATTATATCATCAAAGGTGTGCAAGGCGAGTTTTATCCATGCAAACCTGACATCTTTAAAGAAACATACGAAGAATTAGAGTATCTGAATATTTTAGATACTATTTAGGAGGTGATCCAAACATCTTGACTGGCAGGAATAGACTGCTATAAATTGCTATAAATTAGTAAATAGAAGAAAGGAAAAGAAAAAATGGAAGATTGGAAAGAACGTTTAAAAAAAGAATACTACGAATTGAAAGAACGATTCCAGAAGTTAGATATGATGATTGGGAAATACGAAAAAGGGCAACTTGAGTTTGAACCTAAATGTCCTATCGATTTGTTAAAAGGTCAGCGTTCAACAATGTGGAATTATTTAAAAATTCTAGAACAACGTGCAAAAATTGAAGAAATTAAACTATAAAACCTAACCGCATCGAAATCGAGGCGGTTTTTCTATTGTCCAAACCGTATGGAATCCCGTACGGTTAAATTTATATGTTGGAGGTATTACCTTGAGGGTGTATACAAAAATAGCACTAACAATTGCTGTAACCGTCATTACAACAAAGCTAGTGCTACACATAGAAGAACAGCGAAAAATCAGAGACTTACATAATTCAATTAATAAACTAATCGATAGTAAGAACTTCTGACAATACGCTATATATTAGACGTTTGGAAACTTCAATTGGATAACCTAGCTGGAGATAAGCAAATTCATCGGATTTTGACTTATCAGGATTATCAATATAATTTTCTTTTATTTCTTTAGCCATTTGATTGAAAATTTCTTGGCTTTTCTTAGAAATTAAAGTTTCCAATTCAGATTTTTTCATAATCTCACCTCCTTTTGTCTATTATACAACTAGGAAAGATTATAAACAATCGCCCTGGGCATGGCGTTAAAAGGCTTTTTTACTTTACCAAAATGTCGTGGTCGTTGCCACGTTAAACAAACGTACAGGAGGAAAAGAAATGAATCGTAAATTTTTGGAACAGTTAGGATTGACTGAAGAACAAGTTGAAGCGGTTATGTCTGAACATGGGAAATCAACACAGGACCTACAGGCGAAGGTGTCTGCTGCAGAAGATAATGCCAAAGGCTTGCAAGACCAGTTGAGAGAGCGTGACAAGGACATGAAACAGCTCAAACAAGACGCCGAAGGCAATGCTGACCTACAACAAAAATACTCAGACTTGGACAGTAAGTACAAGACACAACAGAAGGAACATGAACAACAACTCAAGACAATGCAGTTAGACCATGCTATTGAAATGCACTTGAGCGGTAAGGTTCACGACGCTGGAATCGTGTCTAGTCTACTAGATAAGTCTAAATTGGGATTAGGTGACAACGGAGCAGTGACTGGATTAGATGAACAGTTGACAGCTTTGAAGGAATCTAAAAGCTTTTTGTTTGCTCCGGAGAAGGTTGTAGAACCACATATCGCTGGTGCTAAGCCACAAGGGGCAACACAAGAAGAAACAGTTGCTAACGACCTGACAACGCAGATGATTAATGCGTTTACGTCAGATCTATAATCAAAAAATAGAAAAGAGGAACAGATATGCCAGCAACATTGAACTATGCACAGGCTTACCAACAAGGTTTGCAAAAACGCTACAGTGAAAACGGATTGTTATTCACTCAAAAACTTTGGAATTCTCCATCCAACACACTTTTGAAGTTCACAGGCGCTAAAGAAGTGAAAGTACCACGTCTTTTGATTAAAGAAGGACGTAAAGATCGTACACGTCGCACGATTACGAATATCGACGCTAACTATGAAAATCAATGGGAAACATACACATTGACCAATGAGCGTTACTGGTCAACACTAGTAGACCCATCAGATGTTGATGAAACTAACTATGTTACTTCAATTGCTAACATTACTAAGACATTTAACGATACTGAAAAAGTTCCAGAAATGGATAAATTCATGGTATCTAAATTGTTCTCTCGTAAGAAAGAACTTGATGCCGAAAGTAAACAAATTAAGTCATTGAATTTGACTGAGGAAAACTTCCTTGCAACATTCGATGAGCTGATGGAACAAATGGACGAAGCTGGAGTACCAGCAGAAGGTCGTGTTATTTTCTGTACACCAGCAGTTAAACGCATGATCAAGAACATCAAGCAATTTGGTCGTACAGTCAATATCCACGGACAAGGTACAGTGATTGACCGTTCTATTGGTCGTTTGGACGATGTGACGATTGAGCCATCTATTCCATCTGACCGTATGAAGACCGTGTACAACTTCACAAATGGAGCTAAAGTTGACCCAACTGCTAAACAAATCCATTTCTTCTTGATTCATATTCCATGTATGGCGGCGCCACAAAAATATGAATTCGTAGGGCTTGACGCACCAAGTGCTTCTTCAAGCGGTAACTACTTGTATTATGAACAATCTTACGATGATGTATTGCTATTCAAGACTAAGCACGAAGGCCTAGCATTTGTCGTCGCGCCTTAAAGAAGGAGGATAGAAAATGTTAACAGTAAAAAAGGATAACCGTGTCCTCAACATTGACGAACTAGAAAAAGTAACCTTCTTGGAAGATGGTTATGATGTGGTCGAAATTCGTGATGGTGAGTACGCTGTAGTTGAATCTGCTACTGGCGGACGCACTTACACTATTCAAGAGTACAGAGCAGTAGTTGCTGAACGTGACCAAGCTCTTGCTGAACGTGACCAAGCTCTTGCTGAACGTGATAAGGCTCTAGCAGAGCTTGACAAATTAGCTAAGAAATTGGCTAAAGACGATAAGTAGAAAGAGAGGTTCTGCTGATGGAGAAGATGACATTTGAAGAAATCCAAAAGCATAACGAAGATGCTAGACAAGCCTTAATTGACTTGTACGAACAACGTTATACAGGCTATCCAGGAGATTTAGTGGTCGATGAAGTCATGCAGAACATTCTTAACTACTGTAATCGTGAGGATTTTCCTTTAGAATTGCGATTTGTGGCCATTCAGATGGTTTATGTTGTTTGCAATCCTGACCAAGCTGTCCAAGGCAAGAATATTTCCGTCGGAGATACTCGTGTCGAATTGGCTAAGTCAGACCTTGCCAGACGTGCTGAAAGTGTCTTGTTGGACTTTACGAGCCAGTTACAGCGGTTCAGAAAGTTGAGGTGGTAGGATGAATATCAATGATGTCCTATCTCGGGCAAGACCAAGTATTGAATGGACCTATGATAAAAAGATGGATGTGTTTGCTACTGTCGAGGGTACGAAACCAAACGGAGCTGATTTTGTAGAGTTTAAAGAAGTCTACAAGAAGGTCCCCTGTCGTGTCTCTGTTCGTAACTTAGTGAATACTGATCAGAACGAAGCGCACCAGCTCAAGACAGAACACAAGATTTTCTGTTCGCCTAAATTTGCTATCAAAGCTGGTAGTAAATTGATTGTTGATGGTGTTAAATACCTGACTAGTGAAGATCCAATGGTTTATGTCACGCATCAAGAAATTGTGGTGAGACGACATGAGTGGCTATGATGATAGTGATGTTCAAGAGTTCTTAAAACGACTTGAACGAGCTCAGGCAATTATTGATTCTGAGTTTATGCAGGCTGCTAAAGATATCGGCCTAGCCTTTTTGAGAGAGGTTAAGGAACGAACACCAAAGGGCCTAACAGGTAAACTCAATCAATCTTGGAAGATGGAAGTGACCAAAAACGGGAACGTGTACGAAGTTATCGCATTCAACCCTATGGAATATGCTTCTTTCGTCGAAAGTGGACACCGTCAACAAGTAGGGCGTTATGTCCCTGCAATTGGTAAGCGTTTGGTCAATCCTTGGGTAGAAGGGCGCTTCATGATGAGGCTGACAGAAGAACAGATTAAACAAAAAATCCCACAAATCACGCAACAAATCGAAGAGAGGCTAAAGGAGGAACTAGGTGGATTATAGTATTAGACCACTCGTCATCAAGCAACTCAAAAATGTGTTTGGGTGCAAGGTGTATGATGAACAAATCCAGCAAGGATTGAAAACACCTTGTTTTATTGTAGATGTGAAGCCTGTGACTCGGAAGCGGTTGGCAAACCAAAACGATAAGCAGGTTTTTATTGTCTTGCTGCATTACTACACCGAAAAAACAACAGACTTATACCAAAAGTTTGAAGAGATTGAAACGGTGTTTAATTCGCCTTCCTTTCGTTATTTAGGGGATAAGTACCCTATCAATGATTTGAAGGTGGAATACAATGCCAATGACTTGATATGCACATTCACAATCACTCGATACGTTCGATGGGTTGAAGAAGAACCAAGAATGCAAATATTAGAAAGGATAGGTGAAACTTCTCATGGAAACGAATGAAGAAGTAGGGTATGTAACCGAACCAGTGGAACCAACTACTGAAGATAAATTTGGCAAAGAGGCACTACTCAAGTATTTTGAAGATGATGCAACTTTGTTAAACATTTTGCTAGAAGATGACCAGTCATACTCACTAGCAGAAGTAAGACGCATTTTAGAAGACTGGAGAAAGGGTGTAGCTAACTAATGGCACAATGGACAGTACAGAATAAACGAGTTCCAAAGGCCTACATCAATTTCGTATCAAGAGATGATGTGATTATTCCTTTGGAAGACAATACGATTGCAGCAGTTATGATTGCTGGATCTTGGGGAGAACCTGGTGCCTTCACACTTGTTGATGGTACAAGCAACTTCCGTCGACTATTTGGTAAACCGATTGATGAACTCCTTCCGATTCGTGAAGCCTTGAAAGGGACAGGTAAGGTCCTTGTATACAATGGTGTGAACAACACTGGGGTACAGGCAACGAAAACGGAAAACGATATGGTCGTTACAGCTAAATACAAAGGATTGGCTGGTAACCATATTCATGTTATCTTCAAGAAACAAGTTGAGACTGGCTTTGAAGTGACAACTGTTTTCTTTGGAAAAGAAGTTGATAAACAAATCATCACAGCCTTGCCATTCAAGAATGACTATGTGAATGTAACAGGTACTTTAACAACAGAAGATAAAACAATCTTGCTTGAAGGTGGTACCGATGGAGCTACAACCAATTCAGAAGTTGAAGATTTCCTAAATGCACTCGATACTCAAGACTTCCGTGTCTTGGCTCTGGGTACAGATGAAAGTGCAACAAAAGCACTTGTTACGGCTCATATCAAGAAGTGGCGTGACGCTGGTCGTTCGGTTATTGCAGTCTTGAATGATTACACGGACGCTGACGACGAAGGTGTTGTATCTGTCGGTAACGGGGTTACATTAAGTGATGGTACGAAACTAGGCGCTAAGGACTGTGTGTACTTCGTAGCTGGTAAGTACGCAGGGGCTGGCTTGCAATCTAATACATTCAAGTCTTATCCAGGCGCTATCGACTGTGAACGTAAGAACGAAGCAGAGGCTGAAAAACTCATCAATAAAGGTCAGCTTATCTTTGCTTATCGAAATGAAAAAGTTATTATCCTGTCAGATGTGAACTCATTTACTAGCTATACGGCAGAACACAGCCGTATTTTTGGTAAGAATAAACTTGTCCGCACCATGGATAATATCAATACCAATGTCAAGTACATCTTTGAAAACTACTTCATCGGTAAAGTACCAAACAACGTGAATGGTCGTGAGCTGTTTAAACAACGAATCATCACAATGGTCCTTGACCCACTTGCTCAAAAGCAAGCCTTGGAGTACCAAGCTAAAGATATTGAGATTTCACAAGGTATCACTAAAGAATCCGTCGTGGTTAACTTGCCAGTTGTCTTGACAGACGCTATGGAAATCTTGTACATGACGGTTATCTGTGATTAAGAAAGGAGAAACTAGCTAATGGCTATTATGAACCAATTAGATGCTTTGTCAGCTAAAGAAGGAACGGTCTTCTTTACAATCAATGACAAGCAGTACGAACTAGCAGAGCTTATCTCTCTAGAAGCGAAAATTGAATACACAAAAGCTGATGTTACCCCTCTCAACTCTCGTATGAAGGGTGGTAAGATTGTCGGTGCAGAAGGTACAGGAACTGTGAAGATGTATTACCATCGTCCTGAATTGAAGAAAATGGCTCTTGAATACGTCAAAAACGGCTTGTTGCCTCGTATTGATATCAAGTGTACCAACGAAGACCGTACATCTCGTGCAGGCCGTTACACAATTGTTTTGAAAGGTGTTCTGTTCAAAGAGTCACTTATCTTTAAACTAGATGGGTCAGCGGATGAGGTCATTGATGAAGAAACGGACTTCACATTCCAAGATTTTGATATCTTATCAGAATTCCAAGAAATTACATACTAACACAAGGAGGAAATAGTGGTGAGTGGATTACAAGCGTTTTTGAAACAAAACAAAAAAGGGGAAGAGACTAAGGATGTCTTGCTTCCTTCTTTTGAGGAACCAGTTAAAATTCGAGTGTTGAGCGCTCGTGAAGCGG